CCCTCCGTGGCGGGGCCACTGCCCGCAGCCCAACCCGCCACTGCTTTTGAGCGCTGGCGGGTTTTGTTTTTCCGAGGATCTGACACATGGCCACAAGCAGCCGCGATGCGAAACTGACCCTGAGCATAGAGTCTCTTGGTCAGGAGAACATCACCAAACTGGAGAAGGAACTGCGCCGCCTCGCCGACACGGGCGACGCCAGCGCGGCCGAGTTCGGGCAGTTGGCGGATGAGATCAGCCGCCTGGGCGACCAGAACGCCGCGCTGCAGGGTGTGAAGGCCTTGGCAGATCAGACGGCTGCACTACAAGCCCGGCAGGAGCGGGCCGGCCAGACGGCGCAGGACCTGGCCCAGCGCCTCGAGACCTTGCGTGCCGCCACGGACCAGGCGCGCGCAGCACAGGACACGGCCCGGCAAGGTCTGCTCGAAGGGGAGAAGACATACACCGAGGCCGGCAATGCGCTGCGCGCGCTGAAGGCTGAATACGACAACGCCGGCAAGCAAACGGCCGAGTACCGCAGCCGCCTGCAGGCCTTGGTGGCGGCGCAGAACCAAGCCAACCTGGCCCTTGTCACCCTGCGGGATGAGAACCGGCGCGCCAGCGAGGCGGTCACGCAGGCTGCGGCCGACCAACGCAAAGCCGAAGGCGCTTACAAGGCTGCTGAACGACAGGTGGCTGCAACGGCCGCAGCTGTTGAAAAGCAAGGCGCCGCCATGCGCGAGGCGGGCGCGGCTGCCGACGCCCTGGGCGTGGACGTGACGGATCTTGCTGGCGCAGAAGCTGCCCTGCAGACGACCTTCACGCGCGCTACGAAGGCCGCGCAAGATCGCAAAACCTCGATCGAGGATATGGCCGAAGCCGACAGGCTTGCCGCGATCGAGGCGAAAGGACTGGCTGAACTCTACGCGCGCGGAGAAGCGGCCCTGCAAGCCGAGGTGGCCGCGCAACGCGAAGCTGCAAAGGCAGCGCGCGACTATGCGGCAGCCAAGGCTCGAGCGACAGCCGATGCCGAGGCGTGGCAGCGAGAGGCAGATGCCGTCGTCTCGCTGCGCGTGGCGCAGGAGCAAGCGACCAAGAGGACGCAAGAACAGGTCGCGGCGCTGCGAGAACTTGAGGCGCAGAACGCATTCGCGAAACAGGCAGCCGAGGCCCAGAAGATGGTCCAGGCGGCCGAGTACGTGCGCTTCTGGGAGCGAGCCCTGGATGAGGCTGACCGGACGCAGCAGGACCTGGTGGCTAGCACGCAGCGCGTGAACGACGCGTTCAAACAGATCAACGTGCGTCCGATCGAGGACATCCAGCGAGAGATCGCCAGCACCAATGCAGCCATGGCCACCCTGGCTGCATCAGGCAAAGTGACGGGCAGCGCCCTGGCCGTGGCTATGCAGCAGGCCGAGACGAAGGTGCAGGGCCTTGAGCGCGAGTTGCGCCAGGTGTCCGGCACCATGACAGTGGCCGACAAGGCTGCCGGCCTGCTGAAGAACAGCATCGGCCAGATCACGGCAGGCAATGTCATCGCTGACGGCATCGGGTACTTGGTCAACAAGGTCAAGGAACTGGGCGTCGGGTTTGTCACCACCATCTCGGATGCGGAGCGCTTGCGCCGCGGCCTGAATGCGGTCTACAAGGATGCGCAACTGACCGGTCAGCAGATGGAGTTCTTGCGCAGCACCGCCGTGGGCGCGGGTGTGTCGGTAAGCGAACTGGGTCCTGCGTTCCTGAAGTTCGCGGCCTCGACGCAAGCGGCGAACATCCCGCTGCAGGTCACGAACGCATTGTTCTCGGCCACGGCTCGTGCGGCCGGCACTCTGGGCTTGAGCGGCGAGCAGGTCAACGGCATGCTGGAGGCGCTGTCCCAGATGGCGGGCAAGGGCGTGGTCAGCATGGAAGAGTTGCGGCAGCAGCTCGGCGACCGGCTGCCAGGCGCTTTCTCGCTTGTGGCCAAGGGTTTGGGCATCACGGAGGCGTCGCTGATCAAGCTGGTGGAATCCGGCCAGCTCGCCGCACGCGACCTGTTCCCGGCGCTAACCAAGGGCCTGCAGAGCATGCAGGGTGAGGTCTCCGGCCTGAACGTCACATGGGAGAACTTCAAGAACGTCCTCGTTGGCGTGGCCCAGGACGCAGGCGACGCTGGCTGGCTGCAGATCCTCACCGCGGCGCTGAAGGTGCTCGGGGGGATCATCGGCGGCGTCGCTCTGGGTCTCTCGACCCTGTGGGAGGGCATGCGCCTGGCCGGAGTGGGAGCGGTGGCGCTGAGCCACGCGCTGCGCGGTGATGCGGCCGGCGCCCTGGAGTTCTTCAACGAACAGGTCGCCGTGTCAGTAGACCGCATGCAGAAACAGGCCGATCGCCTGGAAGCCATGCTGGACCCCGCCGGCGAGGCTGCCACGCGCATGCGCGCATTGTCGCAGTCGCAGCAGCAGGTTGCGACGACAGCACAGGCTGCCACGAAGGCCATCGACACGCAGACCGCTGCGGGAGCGACCACGGCCAAAGGTATTGAGTTTCAGGCAGAGGTCACGAAGATACTGGCCGACTCAAATACAGACCTGGCCGCCAAGATTGTCGCACTCAATGTCCTGACGGCGGAGCGGCTGCCGCTACTGGAGAAGGAAGCGGTAGCCGCAGACAAGATGGCGAAGGCGACCCAGATCCAGGGGGACGCACTGGTCACCATGACGAAACTGCGGGGCTCGGAGTTGGAGACCCTGAAGGCCCAGCAGCAGGCAACCGAGGACAGCCTAGCTGCAGAGCAGAAGGCAGCGGAAGCGCACAAAGCGCTTACCGAGGTGCTGGAACAAAAACGCGCCGGCTTGGTGGAACTGGCTAAACAAGAAGCTTCCGGCTTGGAGGGTCGAAAAAAAGAGATCGAAGAGACCGACAAGAAGCTGGTGCAGGTCCGGGCTGAGAACGAACAATCACAAGCTACGGTTGCGGCTCTCAAGCAAGAGGTCGCCGCACGACAATTGGCAGTTCAAACACTGGCGGATAACAGCGCCAAAGTCGAAGAGTTTAAAAAAGCTTCGGTGGCAGCGGAGTCGGCGGTTGAAACTTATCGACTCGCATTCGTCAAAGGGTTTGGCACTCAAAAAGAATATAGCCGATTGCAACAGCAGGCTGCGGTAGCGATGGGCCTGTATAGGGATGCAATTTCGGATGCTGCAGCTAAAACGCAGGCTCTTTCTGAAAAAGAACAAGCCAATATCAACCTGAAGCAAGCAGGTCTGGGCGTCCAAAAGCAGGCCTACGAACAACTCGCGGCTGCTGCACGTGCTACCGGCGATCTCACCTTGGCAACGCAATACGAGATTGAGGCAAAACGTATTCAAATCGAAATGACGAAACTTGCAGCTCAGGCAAAGCGCCTGGAGGCAGAAGAGGCGATAAAAGCAGCCAAGGTCGATCAAGAGGCTCTTGAATACCAGGGGTTGTTTACGGGCGCAAAAAAGGCAGAAATAGAGGCTCGAATACTCAATGCCAAGGCTAAAGAGGCAGAGGCGAAAGGTTCTGATCTGCTTATTCGGGCCTTGGAAAAGGAAATTTCTGCCATCCGCACCAAAGGCACTGCGACGAACAATTCCACTCTTGCAAGCGGGCAGGCCACGGCCGCCACCAACGCACATGCTGATGCAATCGACAAGCTGAATATGCGCTATATGCAGTCTTCCGATTACTCTGAAAAGCAGATTGCGCTTCTTGAACGGGAGGCTGCGGCAGCCGAAAAAGCAGCAGAGGCCTATCGTAAGAAATGGAATATCGACAAAGACGGATTCACGCTGGATGCAAATGGGCAGCGTATGCAGCAGTCCGCGCCGACTCAGCGGTATGTATTTGACACGGCCAAGGCGCAGGGGTTGTCTGAGGCGGAGGCCCTGGCTCTTGTTGATCAATTCATTCGCGACGGACAACCGTCGAGCACGTCTCAAGGCCTCGGAGCTAGCAAAGACTGGTTCACGCTGGTAAACGAGGCCATCAACGAACGAGTTTTGTCGAATGCCCGAAATCGAGTAAATACCGGCTCGAATGCCGATGGCGGTCAAGCAGTGCCCAGCGGAACAAAAACTGTGGTCATAAATATCAATGGGCGGCAACGAAAAGTCGATGTCGCAACGAGCGCTGACGCGAATACCTTGGCAGCGGTGCTGCGTGAATTGGAAGCATCGGGAGGAACCTCATCGTGATCACTTTGTCGGATGGCACCGCCACCTTGACCCTCGACCCAGATCTGCTGTGGTCGGATGAAGACAACTGGCACCCGGTGCAACAGAACGTTCAGCGAACGATCACCGGGGCCTTGGACGTGCAGGTGGCCGCCATGAACAAAGGGCGGCCTATCACGCTGGAGCCAGAAGACGACAGCAGCGCCTGGATGCAGTCGGCAACCGTTGAGCAGTTGCGAAATTGGGCCGCAGTGCCCGGTAAACAACTCGTTCTTACACTGCGAAACGAAACGCGGACAGTGATTTTCAGGCATCAGGACGGCGGCCTGGAGGCACGACCTGTCGTGCATTACAGGGATCGCGTCACAACGGACTGGTATCTGTGCGTGATCCGCCTCATGGAGATTTAGCAGATGCCAATCAAAGACGGCGACATCCGCCTGCTCGAATCCAAGGTGATGACCGATGACGCCAATGGCGGCGGAGGCCCCACCGGCAACGTCACCCCCTGGGGCAAGAGCAATGGCGTCTTCGAGGACATCACCGAGGTCGACCGCGCCGGCGGCGACGTGAGCATCCGCCAAGTGCACGCGGCTGTGCAGACGCCCACCACCGAGCCGCTGATGGACACCAACATCATCGTCTCGGCGGTGCCGAACGACCCGAATGTGTCGATCACCATCGCGCCCTGCAGCGTGTTCGCGCGCCGCTCGGAGATCGCCGCGGCCATCGCGGCCTACCTGATTCCGGGCACGGAGTGGGGCGGCTACCTGCTGGAAAACCACGTCCAGGGGCAGGCCTCGATCAAGATCTTCCATCGCCCCGGCACGCCTGCGCCTACCATCGGCCGCACGCTGATCCTGGTCTATAACGAGGGCCTGGCCAGTCAGGTGCTGCAGTACGTGCGCGTGCTGCGCGCCGAGACCGAGACCCTGCAGTTCTCCTACTCCAGCAGCGGCGGCTATACCGACTACACGGCCAGCGTCACAACGTGCGAGATCACACCCCGGCTGCGCAGCGCCTTCCCCGGCTCGCCTCCCAACCGTGGCTGGTCGATGGACCCCAGCAAGACCCGCATACGGGACACCACCGTGGCGGACGCGGCCAGCTTCTACGGTGCACAGCCGCTGACCTCGGCTGCGCACCTGGGAGAGAGCATGCTGCGGGTGGCCAGCATCTACACCCAACTGGTGCCCAACTCCCGTACAGAGACCGCAGCACTGGACCAGCGCCCGGCCGGCGTGCGAGAACTGGTGCTCGCCACTTCGCCGCGCGAGATCCGCGTGCCCAACGCGCCGCACACACGCCGCATCAAGGTCGGCCAGGAAAACCGCAGTTTCAGCTGGGTGGCCATCCTCAAGCCTTTTCCGGCGCCGAACACCCTGGTGGTGTCGTTCCAGGTGATGGGCGTCTGGTACACCGCATCTGACAACGGCCAGGGCGAGCTGACGGGCTCGGCCGTGGGCACGGTCAACTATGCGAACGGCTCGGTGTCCGTGACCCTGCCTGCACTGCCCGACGTGAGCAGCTCCATCATCTTCCAATGGGGCGAGGCCTCGGCCTTCGTTAACCGCTCCAGCGCCACAGGCTGGCGGCTGCCCGAGCACGCTATGCGTCTGCCGCACCAGGGCATCAAACCGGGCTCTCTGGTCATCAAGTGGACCTCAGGCGGCGTGCTGCGCACGGCCACGGACAACGGCCAGGGCGACCTGCAGGGCGCCGCCACGGGTGAGATCAACTATGCCTCGGCCGCGCTGCTGCTGCGCCCGCAATTCATGATCGACGCAGGCGGGCAGTTCGCCATCGAGTACGACTACGCGGTGGTCATCAACAAAAACGTGGCGGTCACACTGGATGTAGGCGGCTACGGCGCGGTCACCCTGGACACCGTCCCTGCGCCCGGCACCGTGTCCGTGGGCTGGATCACCGTGCGCAATCTCTCGGCCAGCTCCGGCGCCTCATCCGGCGGCACCTCGGCCTCCAAAAACGGAGGCAGCGGCAAGTTCAGCTACCTGCCCCAGGTGCCACCGGCGCCTGCGCCCGTCATCACCTCGCGCGTACCGCTGTCCGATGGATCGACCACGGGCAAGTACATGGCCCAGGGCGGCACGCGCGACAGCGGCGAGTCCGTCTACATCGAGGTCGGTGCCACCAGTTCGCCCACGGGCAATCAGTACGTGCCGCCCGATGTCGATGGCGTGGTCTGGACGGATGCCGAGTACACGGCAGGCGTCAAGTCCATTGGCGGCGTGGAATACCGGCGCTGGGGCGCTTGATCAGAACAAGGGAGAAGAACCATGGCAGGAGTTTCCGCAGGCATTGTCTTGCAGACCACCAAGACATCGGCCAGCTCATCGTCCACGCACAGCCGGTCCAGCTACCAGACCAGCAAGACGCAGGACA